ATACAGAAAGATATAGGTACTTATTATTGGACTGAAGATGACAATGGAAATCGTAAAGGTATGCTCTCAGGAGTTAACAATGGTATATTTCATCAGAAGATTAACCACTCGACTGTAGCAACAGGTAGACAATCAGGGGATCAACAGCAAATACCTAAAAAGAAGAAATCTACTGTAAAGAAGATATATACTAGTAGGTTCGGTGGTTTAGGTGAAATGGGAGAGATTGATTATACTCAATTAGAAGTTGTATGTCAAGGTGTATTCAGTGGTGACTTAGCTCTTATATATGATCTCAATAAAGGTGTAGACTTTCACTGTAAGAGACTTAGTATTAAACTAGGTGTACCTTATGAGGAGGTATGGCATAAACATCATGTCTTAAAGGATGAAGAGATAGGGAATCTCAGATCTGATATAAAGCAATTCTCTTTCCAGAGAGCTTATGGAGCGGGGGCTATAGCAATATCAGCTACTACAGGTATTCCTTTAGATCAAGTTAAAGAGATGATTGAGATTGAAGAGAAGATGTACGAAGGTGTTGTAGAGTTCAATGAAAACGTCATTAAAGAGGTTAAGAACTCAAGACAATCTAGTAAGAATAAGATCTTTATAGATCGTCATAAAGACAAGTGGGGCAAAGAGTCAGGTGGGTACTGGCAAACGCAAGGAAGAGGTCTTTACGTTAGTCCTACAGGTACTCGATATTCCTTTAGAGAGTACGGATTTATGGGTAAAGCAGGATTCACACCTACACAGACTAAAAACTTTCCTATACAGGGGTTTGGTGGGGAAGTAATGCAAGTGATACAAGGGAAGTTATACAGACATTTCAGGAATAATGATAACTACGGAGGTAAAGCTTTGCTAGTTAATACAGTACATGATTGTATTGTAGTGGATTATATGAAAGAAGTTAGAACAGAAGTGTTAAGAGACATTAAGAGAATTATGGAAAGTGTACCTGATGTTTTTAATAGGATGTACCCTGAGATTAACATACGTGTACCTTTTCCTTGCTCAGTTGAAATAGGAGATAACTTATGGGATATGGAGATATGGGATGAATAGAAAGAGAATTGAGATTAAGGAGCTACTATGAATAACTTATTTAAACGATATAACTTGCTTATCTCGAACTTAGTCTATACATTACTCTTCATAGGTATTATAGTTATTAGTACTTATGAAGTAGTACTATATGAGACTAGGAGTAGAGTACAGATAGAGATAGAGCTGTATAAAGCAGAGATGTCATTACAGTTCAAGAAAGAAATAGGTATAGCCTTTGAGATGGGAACTATCAAGGGTTGGGAAAAGCACAAGAAGATGATAGAAGATGAACGTAAAGAGATATAAATAATAAACAATAATGGAGAATGAAATGGATGCACCAATGATTAAAATAGGTAACGACTTAACTAATGATAATGTAACAAACACTAAAGATGCACTAGTAGATTTGTACAAGTCTGCATTTGAGTATAGAATATCGGATAAGGTATTACTAGCTTCTATTGAGTGTTTAACAGACAGTGCTTCAATAGATAACGTTACTATATCAGACTGTAATTTATCAAATAAATAAATAATAAACCAAGGAGACAATATGTCTATAGATACATCGAAGTATAACAAAGCAGTAGGTGACGACTTAAGTAAGCCACAAGAAGGTGGAACTAAATTCGTTAGAAAGCCACTAGAAGCAGGATCAGCTCTAATACGATTGATTCAAGTAGTTGATTATGGAGTACAACCTCAAGATTCGTTTGAGGGAGAAGAGAAACCTGATGTAGCTACTCGGCAACTAACCTTTGAGGTAGTATCTAAGAAACATCTCGAAGAATATGAAGTAGATGGTGAGAAGAAGATAGGTGCTAGGTTTCTGAATATCTCTTACAATGGTATGAAGATCAGTAATCATCCTAAGAGTACTCATAGTAAGACATTCATGGCTATGAATTACAAAGGATTAGCTACTAAATTCTATGAATTATTAGGTGAAGTGTATAAGTGTGAGTTAGTTCCTTCTAAGAGTGGTAACATGGTGTATATCAAAGAGATTAAAGCACCTATGTATGAGGAAGTTATTGAAGGAGAAGGTACTGGTAAGTTCTTACCCATGAAAGCTCATCCACAGATCAATGACTCTAAGGTATTCCTTTGGGATCAGCCATTCATAGAAGATTGGGATGCACTTTATATCGAAGGTAATAACTTCATACAAGAGAAGATCATAGCAGCTAAGAACTACATAGGTAGTCCTTTACAGGCATTACTTAGTGGGATTGACTTAGGTGAAGAGACTGAGACTATTGATGCAGAGAATCAATTAGATGAGATTGTATAATGCAAAAAGTAGATATTAGTAAATATTCTACTGAAATTGATACATCAGAGATGCAGGAGCTAGTTTTAGCTCCTCTACCTGATATTGTAGCAGGTAGAGTACTTCAATTCGATGCAGATATAGCTTGTTATGAGTGTACTTACAACGAGAATGACTCCTTAGATGAATGCAAGGAGAACCTCCTGACTCTCATAGAGAAGTACAGAGTTTATGCAGGAGCAGAGAGAGTTGTATGTCATTTAACTGGTAAGCTCAAGGGTAATAGATATAATATAGCTACTGTAAAACCTTATCAAGGTAACAGAACAGGTAAAGCTAAACCTAAGAATTTACAGGCTGTTAGGGATTGGCTACAAGAATATGTAATAGATGCACATATAAGTGTTTACTTCAATCACCTAGAAGAAGCTGATGATAGTATGTCTCAATTTCATTACGAGAATCCTGACTCTGTAATATGCTCTAGAGATAAAGATCTCAGGATGAATGCAGGATTACATCTTAATTGGGATACTCTTGAGTTACATACAGTAGATCCTTTCGGTTATCTAGAGATCAATGAATACACTACTAAATCAGGTACTAAGAAGCGTAAGGTATACGGAGAAGGTACTCTTTGGTTTTGGTTTCAGATGCTCGCAGGAGATACAGCAGATAATATAGTAGGTTTGCCTATGATACAAGGTAAGACTAAGATGGTTAAATGCGGAGATATACGAGCTTATGAGGCTATAATTGAGTATATGGATAACATACGTCCTATATTAGGTGGATATGAGATTAATGACTCTGATATATTCGACTTTGTATTTACTTTATATGTAGATTACTATAATAAAGATTTAATGAATACAGATTGTATAGACTATAGGATGTTTAACGAACAAGCTAAGTTACTTTGGATGAGGCGACATGTAGGTGAAGATGATGTTTTGAATTGGTTTAAGGAGATAGGATGTTAGATGATGGTATTATATAGTAACAAGGAAGAAAATTTTTGGGATTATTTAGATTTTAATAGTAACGGAACTATTGATATAGCATGTAATGGTGATGGTTATACTTTGACTAAAGAAGAAACCAAAGAGTTATATATAGCTATGAAGGATTACTATGAAGAGTAAAAGAATATTAAAGGTAAATATACCTATGCACTTCCCTATGTCTTTAGGGAACGCAGATGGTACGCAGAATACTATTTCAGTTAAGATTACATTGCGTCAAGGATCTTCTAAGAGAAATGCTGTTAAAGAACTCAAGAAGTTCTGTTGGAAGTACAGTATTGATTTCAAAGAATTCTGTATTAAACAGAACCTAGGGTTTGTATTACAGTGGGGAAGAGGTAATTATGAGTACTTATAAGTTCACAGATGAACAAGGAGATAAGCTCGTAGTAACTTCAAGGAAAGAATACAGTGATACTACTTATACTTCTATACAGGTTATGTTAGATGAAGATGATAGAGATGAATATTACGTAATATTAGATCCTGAAGATGTTAAATCTCTTATCCTTTATTTACGAAGTACATTGGAGGAATAATGCAGATAAAAAGACTAACTAGACATGAAGTAGAGGCTACTAGGAAGTTAATATCAGGTAAGCAGAGATATATCTGCCCTATATGTAAAGGTCAACTTAGTAAATTAAAAGGTGACAAGAAAAAATCAGGTGCTTTAGATCATTGTCATACTACAGGATTCGTTAGAGGTATACTTTGTATTAATTGTAATGGATTAGAAGGTAAGATAAAAGGATTAGCTCAAAGAGGTCAACATACCTTAGAAGGTGGATATTTAGAGTGGTTGAACAACCTAGTAGAATATCTAAATAAGAATAAGAAACCTCAATACAACTTCTTACATCCTACGCATAAAACACCTGAAGAGACGCGTATAGAGAAGAACCTCAAGGCTAAGAAGAAGAGAATTGCAGATAAGAAGAAATTAAACAAGGGATTGAAATGAAACTAAAAGATAAAGAATTACGTTTATTAGCTGCATTTGTAGCTGATTTACATAAGGAAGCAGGAACAGAATACTTAGAATTAGGTGCTTTAGATATGGTATACGATAGTTATACAACAAGTAGGATTACAGATGTTTACTCTAACCTTAATCAACTAGATATGTTCGATGAGAATGTACATGTAAGGGGTGTTGAGTGATTTGCGATTGTATATCAAATACTGATGTAGAAGGAAGTGTACATACTATAGGTTGTGCTTTAGGTCGATATACCCCTACTGAATCTAAGAATAAATATTCTAGAGAGATTAAACCTAATGTATTCGTAGATGTGTACGACATTCTCACAGCTTATAGACCTGAATGTCCTGCTGTAGAACACGCTTTTAAGAAACTCTTGTGTACTGGTAAACGAGGGCATAAGTCTTATAAAGAAGATCTAGAGGATGTTAAGGCTAGTATAAACAGAGCATTGGAGTTATATGAGCAATATAAATCATAGTACACATAGCCTAGAGGATTACAGAGTATTAATTAATGGAGAATCTATGGAACTAAAGGCTGAGTCTATAACGCATGCTTGGGAACAAATTAAGGATACAAAGAATATAACAGCAGTTTATATTCATAAACAAGAGAGGTGGATTAATGTCTACACAAAATGAGTATAACGAAATGGCTGAAGCTGAGATATGGCAGATGTTTATAGAGTCTGGTTATAACATAAGTAACGTAGCTAAACAAACAGGACTTAGTTGGTATCATATAAAGAAGATTATAGATAAAGGTATGGAGAACGCTACTGACTCTAACACTAACATCTTAGTAATATCTGATATGCATATCCCTTATCATCATCCTGATAGTTTCGCCTTTCTAGAAGCTGTTAGAGATAAGTACAAGATCAATAAGGTACTGAATGTAGGAGATGTATTAGATAAACATCAAACGTCTTATCATGCTAAGGAACATGAAGCATTAGGTGCTAATGAAGAATTCAGAACATCTAAATATTATATTAATAAATTGGCTGAGTTATTTCCTACTATGGATATAGCTACAGGTAATCACGATGCTTTAAGTATGCGTAAAGCTAAAGATGTAGGTATTCCGAAGTATATGCTTAAATCTGACAAAGAGGCATACGGTTTACCTGATACATGGAGGTTTAATAAACATTTCTTTTATAAAGAAGAAGATTTATTTATGTCTCATACTATAGGTGTTAACACTAGACTTAACGCAACTAAATTATCTTTTAATAGTGTTCAGGGACATCATCATACTGAGTTTTGTATTAGTCATTATGAAGATATTGTTAAGAAGAATTGGAGTATGTCTGTAGGTTGTTTAATAGATGATACACATCCTGTATTTAATTACAATAAGGATACTGTATCAAGACCTATATTAGGATGTGGTGTAATACTTAATACTAAACCTAAATTGATACGTATGGTATTGAATGCAGACGGTAAGTGGGATGGAGAGTTATAATGGATTTTATTATAATTAGTGTTATATTATTAATAGGTGCTGTTATTATAGACGATAACTAGGAATTTAAATGCAAGAAGATTTACTGAAGGAACAACTAGAGCTAGAACAAGAGATGCAGGACTTAGGATACAAGAGATATTTCTCTCAGTTAGATAAGCTAAAGGAAGCAGGACAGACCTCACAGGCTGAATCCTCTAAATACGTAATGCAGAATTACGTAGAAATTATTACAGAAGCCTTAGATGTACAGCGAGTAAAGAAGTACGGACATAGAGCTAAGTACCTAGGCTTAATCAAAGGTCTAGATTCTAGTGTATGTTCCTTCATAGCTCTTAAGTGTGTAATGGATTCTGTATTATCTAAAGAGGTGTATATAGTTAAGTTAGCTCGACAGATCGGTACTAAGATAGAAGATCAGATTCGCTTCACGCATTTCAACGAACACGATCCTGAATTCTACCGATCTATTCTTGCTGATTTCAAGAGAAAGAACACTGTGCAGTACAGTCATAAGCACAGAGTGTTAATACATGAATTCAATGAGTTCTATGATTGGAATCACTGGCTACCTGATGAACAACTCAATGTAGGTATAAAGCTCTTAGATGTTATAATGAAATCAACAGGGCTTATAAAGAGAGTTACTATAGGTAAAGGTAAGAGGATGCGTACCTTATTAGAAGCTGAGGAGGAGTTAACGCATTTCATTAGTAAAGTTAATGAAGGTAAAGCTCTGTTATCCCCTGATTTATTACCTAACTTAATACCTCCTGATGATTGGGTAGATATTTATAATGGTGGTTATTTAACTCCTGAATTAAGGCGTATGAATCCTTTTATAAAAGGTTATAATAAGGCACATAAAAAAGAATTGTATGAGTATAATAAAGTAGGTGGTTATGATAGAACTTTAGATGCTGCTAATAAAATACAGAGAACAGCATGGTCAGTAAACCCCGAAATACTCGATGTAATGCAAAAAGTATGGGAAAATGACCTTAGGGTAGGGATGCCTCCTTCAAAGCCCTTAGAGATACCTCCTTGCCCTTTTAATAGGGATTTAAGGAAAGAGGATATGTCTGAAGATGAATTACTTAGATTCCAAGAATGGAAATATAATGCTTCTAGGATATATACAGAAGAGAGGCAAAGAGTAGGTAAATCTGCTTCTATTATAAGAACATTAAACGTAGCTCATAGAATGAGTAAATACAAGGAATTTTATTATGTATACAAAGCAGATTTCAGAGGACGCTTATACCCAACTGCTCCAACCTTTAACCCTCAAGGGGCAGATCCTGCTAAAGGACTCCTTAGATTCTCTGAGTCTAAATATCTTGGAATTAGAGGTAGTTATTGGCTCGCAGTTCACGGAGCAAATACTTACGGAGTGGATAAAGTATCTTTCGATGAAAGAATAAAATGGATAAAGGAACATGAAAATGAAATACTTCAAACAGCAGGTAATCCTCTTAGCGAAACATTTTGGAGAGATGCGGACAAACCATGGCAATTCTTGGCATTCTGCTTTGAGTGGAGAGATTACTGCATTCAAGGAGATTCTTTTAGGTCTAAGATACCTATTGCTATGGATGGCAGTTGCAATGGCATTCAGCATTTTAGTGCTATGCTTAGGGATACCGAAGGTGCTGAAGCAGTTAATCTCATTCCTAGTGAAAAACCTGAAGACATATACCAAAAGGTTGCGAATAAAGTTATTCAGATCCTAGAGGATTCAGATGAAGGTATAGCTAAAGAGTGGCTTGAATTAGGGATTACTAGGAAACTCTGTAAGAAATCAGTTATGACACTTCCTTATGGAAGTACACAGAGTACATGTAGAGACAGTGTAGGAGATTACGTTAAAGATATGAACTTCTCCTTCACTGACAACAAGAAAGCACTTAATCTCTTAGTACCTATCCTATGGAGATCTATAGGTAATACAGTTACAGCAGCTAGAGGTGCAATGGATTGGCTCAAGGGTTCAGTTAAGTTCACTAACGCTATACAGAAGCCGTATTATTGGACTACTCCATTAGGATTTAAGGTGTACGGTGGTTATACTGCTTATGAATCTAAGAGAGTAATGACTGAATTATGTGGTACATTATTCCTCTCTTTAGCTACACCTAATCAAGATATTAATACTAAGAAACAATCTAGTGGTATTGCACCTAATTTCGTACATAGTATGGATGCTTGCCATCTCATGTCTACAGTACTTAAAGCTAAAGAAATTACATCTTGGGCTATGGTACATGATAGTTATGGAACTCATGCTTGTGACATAGATGAATTACATACTTGTATTAGAGAGAGTTTCTATGAGATGTACAGCAAGAACAACGTCCTAGAGGATTATAAACTAGCACTAGAGACCGAGTATGAAATAAACCTACCTGACTTACCTGAAACAGGTGACTTAGATATAACAGAGGTATTAGATGCAAAATATTTCTTCGCTTAGATATGAACCATATTACACAAAGGAATTATATATGACTGATAAAGAAGTACAGAGTATTGAACATCTTGAATACGAAGATGGAAGTAAGATTAAAGGTACTGACATACAAAGAGTATTTAACTATCAACTTATGTTTCAACAGAAATTCAATGTAAATATTACAGTAGCAACAGCATGGAAGACAATACTATATAATGATGCTAAAGCTAGAGAGCTTAAGGTATGCTCTGTAGATAATAAAGATGATTGTGAAGCATGTGGAAGTTAATATAAGTACAGAGATTATACAGAACAAGGCTACTCTTCGGGGTAGCCTTTTGTCGTTTATATTAAGCTGTTTCACTCGATTATAAAAATAAATTTTATACTAGCACTATAGACTAGAGGAGAAGAATATGAAAAAATTATACAAAAAGAGTATAGTATATATAAAAGATATATACACTAAATATATAACTAATATAAGAGTAACTATTAAGAAGTACTTATGTAGAGTATTTAAGATTAATGTAAATATCATACCACTAAGAGAAGAAGATGTATTTAAGTTAGAGAAGCAAGCAGGTATACATAAGTTCATATATAAAGCAGGAGAGACTTCTCTAGAAGAGATAGCTTTTAATGAAGGTATGAAGAAATTCTCTTATATCTTAAGATCAGAATATGTGAAGTAATATGATACATATAAGAAAAGCTGAAATATTAGATGTATATATTATCTTAGAGTTAATGCAGGATTGTAACGATAAGTACAACCTAGGTATAGAGTATTCAACTAAATTACAGAATACTCTTCAGAGCTTTATAAAGGCGTCTAGAATCAATTTGTTAGTAAAAGATGATCTAGTAGTAGGGTATGTTATATTAACTGATTACGTAACTCTCTTTAATGTATATGAATTAGGTATAATTTCTATGTATATAACAGAGAAATATAGGTATCTAATAAGAATACTCTTAAGGTTCATTAAAGAACAAGCTGAGATTCTTAGAGTACAGAATATAAGAATATCTACAGATCTTGGATTTATAGATAATAGATTAATGAAGTTATTAACCCTTAGCGGGTATAAAACAATAGGCTTTACTAGCTTATATACCCTTTAGGGAGGATATAATGGGAATAGAAACAGCGATATTAGGTGCAATAATAGCTCCTACTGTAGTAGACTTATTCACAGGTGAAGAAGAATTACCTGAAGCACCTGCTGTAAAACCTCTTGATTTAGAAACAGAGGGTGTTGATGTACAGATAGGTGTGAATGAATTCGAGGGGCTATCTACAGAACAAGTAAGAGCTAAACGAAGTTTAAGAACAGATATACTTCAATTCAATAATACAATACAAACAGAGAATGACTTCTTAACAATAGGAGATGAAGATGTATAATAATATAAACGAAACTCCTAGAAGTAGATTCTCTTATTTAGATAGTTTACCTGATAGAACTAATAAGATTAGTAGAGCAAGACAATACGCTCAGTGGACTAATCCTAGTTTATTCACAGATCAAGAAGTTGGTGAAGGAACTGTTGGAGAACTCAGTCAGAATTCTCAGTCAATAGGATCAGGATTTATTAATAGTTTAAGTAATAAACTCAGTACTTCACTACTTAGTCTAACAAGACCTTTCTTTAGACTTAAAGTAGATCCTAAAGTAGTTGAAGATTTAATACATAGTCAAGTAATTAAAGATAAGACTACATTAGATGTAGAGTTAGCACAGATAGAAAAGAAGACAGTATCCCAATTAGATGTAATGAACTTAAGACCTAATTTAACACATGCCTTACAGCTCAGTATGGTCACAGGTGATGTATTAATTAAGATTCCTGATAAAGGAAAAGACGGTAAGGTTAAGACATTTGAGTTAAGGAATTACGTAGTAGAACGTAGTCTAGATGGTACTTTACTACAAATTATTATAAAAGAAAAAGTTAGATTCAAAGCTCTTAGTGAAGCTAATCAGAAGATAGTACAAACTGATGGTATGCGACCTGAAGATAATGAAAATGAATTAGATATGTACACTAGGTTATACCTAGATAAGAAACGTTGGAGATTAGAGCAATCAGTAGATGATGCTATTTTAGATACTAAAGGATCTTGGAATCAAGACACTTTCCCTTACTTAGTACTACCTTGGTCATTACGACAAGGAGAGATGCATGGTAGAGGTATTATAGAAGATCATGCAGGTGATTTCGCTGAACTCGAAAGAGTATCAGATGCACTCAGTAAGGTAACTGCTATTATATCTAGAATTATATTAGTAGTTAATCCTAATGCTATGGCTAGTCCTCAAGATCTTAATGCAGCTAACGATGGTGATGCAGTAGCAGGTGTAGAATCTGACTTCATGTTACTCACTTTTGCAGAGAAATTAAGAGAAGTTAGTTTCTTATCAGATAGACAAAAAGAAATAGAACAACGACTTAGTAAAGTATTCCTTGTATTCACAGCTAGAGATAGTGAAAGAACTACAGCAGAAGAAGTAAGACGTACAGCTAATGAACTAGAGAGTAATCTAGGTGGTGTATTCAGTTCTTTCGCAGAAGGTTTTCAGAAGCCTCTTGCTAAGATACTCTTAGATCGTATTGACTTCACATTAAGTAAAGATATTGAACCAGTTATTGTAACAGGATTAGATAGTCTTTCACGTAACTCTGAACTAGAGTCTGTTACTAGAGTTATACAAGCTGTAGCACAATTAGGTGGATTACCTCCTGAAATCTTAGAAACACTTAAGTTAGATTCTATTATTAATACAATAGCTTCTGCTGAAGGTATAGAACCTAAGACCTTTGTGCATACACAAGAAGAAATACAGGCTACTAGACAAGCTCGTCAACAGCAAGAACAGCAAGCTATGCAAGCTGAACAAGCAGCTAAGACAGCAGGTAATGTAGTACAAGAACAAGCAAGGCAACAGTAATAATAAAGATTTAATATATTGGAGGATATATGTCAGCAACTTCAAGTAATCCTAACTCTAATTTATCTGATGAAGAAAAAGAGAAGTTAGTACAAGAAGATAAAGACACGGTAGAAGTACCTGTAGAAGAAGTAAAGCAAGAAGAAAAGACTGAAAAAGTAAAAATAGAAGATAAAGAAGTCATTGAACCTAAAGACCTTTTATTCATTGAAGATGCACCTGAGTTAGCTAAACCTGAACCATCAGGAGATGCTAAATTAGATTTAGTGCAGAATATGTTACATGAAAAAGGAATAGATCATAAAGCAATTCTTAAAGAGATCAATGAAACTAAGACACTGACAGAAGAATCCATAACTAACCTAAAGAGTAAATTAGGTGAAGCAGGGTTTGATATGCTAGTAGCTCAAGTTAAAGAGATTGGTACAGCTAAGTTAAATTCTAATAACGCTAAGGTAACTACTCTTATGAATGTAGTTGCTAAAGAAGCGTACGGTGAAGATGCTACTGTAGAACAAGGTACTACTCTTTTTAAAGAGATGCAACCTTGGTTAGCAGAGAATCTAAAACCTGAAGCTAAGGTAGAAGTTAATAAAGCCCTTAAAGAAGGTGGCTATATAGCAGAAGTTATGCTAGAACGATTAGTAAAGGAATTCAAGATGTCTTCATTATTCAAAGATACAATCAACACACAAGAAGCTAGTTCAACAGGTACTCCTGAGTACAAAGGAATTAGTATTAAGAACTCTTTAGATTTAGCTAACCAATTAAAAGATGCTAAGATTAAAGGTGATACACAACAAAGACAACGTATTGAAGAACATTTCAATAAATTCAGATATACAAAGTAAATATATAAATAAACACACTATACTTAAATAAATAAGAATAATAAGGAGACATTTATATGTCCGCACAACACATTTTTACTAGTCCTGCTCAAAAAGAGGGGACAGGGTCAGTATCCGAAATGTTAATCGAACAGTTTAATGGTGAAGTACAGGGTACATTAGAACGTAAATCGATTATCCGTTCATTAGTAGATACACCTATTATGATAGGTACTAATACATTTACACTTAAACGTGTAGGTGGTACAGTACTTGCAGGTATTAATCCATCTAGTGAACCACAAGCAACTAAAGTACAATTCTCTAATAAAAGTGTATCAGTAGATACAATTGTATTAGCACGTAATGATGTTTATATGCTTGAAGATATTCAGAATGATTTCGACGCATTCCTACCAATTGCAGATGAACAGGGTAAGAAATTCGCTAAGGAATTCGACCAGTCGTTCTTTATTAAGCTACGTAAAGGTGCAGATGCACCTGCTCCAAACTTATTAGATTGGAAATCAGGGTCTAAGATTACAATGACAGCAGCTAATGATGAAGATGATCCTGATAAAGTAGTAGATAAACTACTTGAATTAGTAGCTCAAATGGAGACTAAAGATATTGATATGGACGATATGATCTTATTCATTACTCCTACACTTAAATCAGTATTAGTTAAAGCTACACATCTATCACGTCTTAATAATGGTGGTGATTCTTCTGTTCAAGAATATGAACTAAAGGATATTGCAGGATTACGTGTAATTAGTACTAATAATTTACCTATTACAGTACGTTCTCAAGCAGCAGGTACAGGTCATTCACTTAATGATATTAATGGAAATACTGACTTTGATGTATCAGCAGCAGAAGCTAAGACTTTAGCTCTTATTGGTACTACTAAATCATGGCTAAGTGCTTCTTCTATTAGTTTAACTACTGATATATTTGAAGATAAGAAATCTAAATCTAAATTTATTGATACATACATGGCATGGGGTGTTGAATTCAACCGTCCTGATAATTGTGCAGTATTAGATAGTTTCTAATTAGATCAATAAGGTTTATAGGATAACCTCCTATCCTCCGCTACTAGGGGTAGACTAAACATCTACTCCTTTTAGTTAATAACAAGGAGATATAATGGCAACTTCAACAAATCCTAAACTTAATTCAGTTAATAGGATCTTAAGGGCATTAGGTTATTCTGTGGTATCATCTACAGAAACTAGTGATCCTGCTGTAGTATCTGCTCTCGATGCTCTTAATGATGCTTCTAGAGAAGTACAAGTTAAACCTCTGTGGTTCAATCAGACTAAGATAACTCTTATTCCTAATACGAACTCAGAAATAGAATTACCTCAGAATACAACGAGTGTACAAGCATTACGTAGAGCTAATCAGCCTTGGGCTTCAGGCAGGTTCATACAAAGAGGTGCAAGACTCTATGATACAGATAATAACACATATACTATAACCGAAAATGTAGACGTAGTTCTTATATTGGAACTAGAATTCAATGATCTTCCGTATACAGCTCAGAACTATATAACAGCTAGGGCTATAACTGAGGTTACTTATGATACAGACAAATCTACACAGGATTTCAGTGTATATTCTGATAGAGAACAAAAGGCATTACGAGAATTA